TGCTGTAGCCCGTGACGTTCGCGGCGGCTTCTTTGTAGGACGTTTCCAGGGCGTCGGTCCAATCCGGACGGAACTGGAACGGGGCTCCCCGGCTGGCATCCGATTGGCCAAACGCCAGTGTGCAGGTGCTGGTCGCGAAGTTTCCGATGGCGACGACCTCGTCGTAGGAGGTTGTCACTGACTCGACGATCCGGGCCTGCACGTCCAGCGCCGTCTCGAAATCGAGCTCGACCGGGTCGGCGTTGCCCGGCAAGATTTTCCCCTCGGGCAGCAGGATGTCATCGGCTCCGAACGAAAACGGCACGATCGTCGCGCGGCCCCGGGGACCCGGCGTTTCCTCGTAGCGGATCGTGTAGCCCAGGCCCCGACGGACGGGGATCGCCTCGTCGAGCAACTGCTTCAGCGTGCGACCGTCGGTGCGAAGCACCGGCTCATACCAGGCCAGTCGGGTGTCGCCGGGCTCACCGTCGAGCACCCAGTCGCAGACCGGTTCGTCGTTGCCATCGACCGGCGGGGTGAGTTTGAGCAACGCCCGGACAATGTCGTCCGCGGTCCATTTGGCCTCGCTGGTGACTGTGCGGCTGAGCCAGTAGGTGAGATTGGGGTTCCCGAGCTGCGGGTCGGCGGTGCGATTTCCCTGCCGGGTTGCCGTGCGGCGGTGGTACTGGTTGTACTCGGCTCCCTGTTCGAGCACCACGCGCTGTTCCGGGTAGGTCGCGTTTTGACTCGCGTCGACCTCGCAGGACATCACCACAGCCCGCTCGAGCAGCCGGGCCAGTCCGAACGCGGTGAACCGCTGGCGCCCCCGGGGGAGATCGGCGTTGGGTCCAGATCCGTGCGGAACGCTGTCGTCGATCTCGCAGATGCCGTACCAGGTGACGTCTGCGCCGTCGAGCGTGGTTTCCTCCAGCACCACCTTGACGTACGACCCGATCAGCGTCAGGGGCTCGTAGAGCTTGAATGCGGTGCCATCTTCGCGGGCGATCTCGCCGTAAATGTACGAGAGGTGGCACTCGTCGACCCCCGGGCAGGCCCGCAGCGCCAGGTCGTCGGCGTAGAGGTAGGGAACTTCCTCCCAATCGGCCCCCAGCGTGTCGGACCGGTAGACCCGCGAGCGGACGGCGTCGCGGATCTGAGATTTGGTCGTGTTGATCTGGGTGGCTGCGGGCATCAAGTGGGTTCCAGCATGGGCTGCAGGGTCCACACCACCTCGACATAGGCGGTGGATCCCGAGACGGCCCCCCCGGCCCGGGCCAGCAGTCGGGCGGAGCGACTGACCACACAGTCGAGCACGGCGAACCGCACGCCGAAGGTGGCCTGATAATCGACGTCCTGCCAGATCACGTTGACCACGGTGCCGATCAATGCCTGATAGGACAAGGTGGCGAGGGGAACCACCGCCAAGCTGGCGACGTCGACAAAGGCCCGCATGGAGAAGGGGTCAGAGCGTTTGCCGAGCCTGAGCACGGCAGTCCCGTCGACGCCGGGCCGGTTGATCACCTCGCACTGCTCGCGCGGCAACAGCGGCCCCCCCCGGGGATCGTCCACCCGGTGCAGCGTGATGAAGCCGTATTGGCCGACGTAGCTGTACCCCATCACTCAACTCCTTCGGGGTTGCGGTTCGGGTTGCGGCGGACCTCGCGGGCGATTTCTTCGAGCGCCTCCAGCTGGCGTTGCTGCACGTCGGCAGCCGCGGCACCGGCGGGGCTGGTCCCCTCCCCTCCCGCGACCATGGCAGCCGCCGCGGGGATCGCAGCCCCGTCCGTCAGGCCCCCCATGGGGACTTCGCCCCGCAGCTCGAGGATCCGCTGTTGCAGCAGCTCGGGGGGCAGGGTCGCCCCGCTGCGCTGCCACCAGGGGAGCTCCATCTGCGCCGGGTCGGTGTACACCTCGGCAATGTCCTCCAGGCTGCCCGCCCCCATGGTGTTTCGCAGGGTCGCCCGTTGGCGGCGGAATGTCAGCAGCCATTCGGGGATTCCTGCTTCCCGCTGCAGGCTCTCGGCGGCGGTGAGCATTTCCTCGAGGTCGGTGTTGCGCGTCAGCATCTGCTGTTCCTGCAGCAGTTGCGCGCGGGTGCGGGCGGCGGCCGGTCCAGCCGCCCGGACCGCGACGTCTTGTTGAAATCCCGCCTCGTCTCCCTGCAGCGCCAGATATTCCTGCACCTTCGCCCGGTCTCGCAGCAGCCCCGACGCGGCGGCCATCGCCTCCTGGCCGAACAGGTCTTTCAGGACTCCGGCCTGCTCGGGTTTCGGGAGATTGTCGAGGGCTTTCGCCAACAGGTCGAGCACCTCCGCGGGCTTCTCCCCGATCGCGTCGACCTGATCGGCGTTCAGGCCCAGCCGGGCCAGGGCGTCCTCAGACGACTTGGTCCCCGATGCGGTTTGCAGGCGTTCCCAAAACAGCTTGAGCGCGGTGGCGGCGACGTCGGGCGTGGCCTTCTCGCGCATAACGGCAAACTGAGCCAACGCTTCCTGCCAGGGGACCGCTTGGCTGACCCCCTGCACCTTGGGGGCCAGGGCCATCAGGTCCGGAGCCTGCAACGGAGTGCCCTTGAATGTCCGCTGCACGGCACGCGAGACGTCCTCCAGGCTGGCGGTGTCCTTTTCCTGTCCAGTGCCTGCCAGGAGGGCGGAGTACGACTGGGCGAGGAGCTTGATATCCTCGGGCCGGGCGTTCGTGGCCTGCATCGTCTGCAGCAGCCGTTCGAGGGCAGTGCCGGTCCCCTGCTCGACGTTAAACCCCTGCGAGACCAGTTCTTCCGCCCCCCGCGCGGCGGTCTGGTAGTCGACCCCGGTCCGCAGGGCGATCTGGGTGAGACGTTCTTGGGCCTGCTGTCCCTGCAGCGCGGTCAATCCCCCCTGCACCCGCAGCCGGCGGTTGAGTTCGTCGTATTTGAGGATCCCCTCATCCGCCCGCCGGTTGATTTCCTGTTGCGACTGCCAGACCTGATTGAGCACGGTCCCCAGACCGAGATAGCCGGCGGCCAACGTCCCCACGCTCGTGGCCCACTCCTCGACCGCCTGAGCCGCGGCCGTGGTTTCGTCGCGGGTCTTGCGGCTGAGGGCTTTGGTGGCGTTTTCGAGCCGCAGATACTTGGCCTCAAGACGCGCAATTGCCGCCTCGGCGGATTGTGAGTCGGCGAAAAACGCGGTTGTCACTTGTCCCACGGCAGGGCCTCAGAGCGGGAGGAACTCAGGCGGACCGGCCGAGCAGGTAGACGTCGTAGGTGCAGGCCCCGCCGCTGGCCGTGAACCGCAGCAGGTGGTTGCTTGAGTCGGCGACCGCCCACGCGGGATCATTGGTCGAGGCGAGCAGCAGGATTCCCGACGGGGGGAGCGTGATCGCGGCGGTGTCGCTGGCGTTAAGGATCGAGTTCCAGGCGGCGGTGGTGTTGTTGTTCCCGACCAGCAGGTTGCCGGCGGACGTCGACCGGTTGAACACCAGAATCCCGGCGATTTCGGCCACAGTCCACAACTGCCCCAGCGCGTCCCGCCCGGCCCCGGCTCCGCTGATGTCGAGCGACCCGAGGTCGTAGACGTCCAGGTCCTCGGTCGCGGCGGAGGTCAACGTCCGGCCGGTGCTTTGCCAGAACCGGTCGGCCTGTCCGGCCCCGGTGCCCGAGGCGCTGAATTGGATCGACTGGGCCGCCCCGTGCGAGGCGCTCGCAGAGACGACACCGTTGTCGGCGGTCGCCCCGACGGTGGCCCGCAGGATGGCCTGGGCGTTCATGGTCGAGAGTGTGCGGGGCATGTCAGGCCTTTCGGTGGGGGAGAATCAGGGCCAGCGGCTGGGGATCGCTGCCGAAGCCGGTCGAAATCAGGTGCAGGTCAGCCCGCGAGGGGCGGTAGTCGGGGAGCAACCCGCGGGCGAACGCCCACAGCTCGCCCACCCGGGGATTCAGGCGGCCGCCGGGGCCGCCTCGGGAGGGTTTGCCCCCGGGGGGACCTCCTCGGGTAGCGACCCGGCCAAGAGTTGCTCGACCAGTGGCCAATCGACGGCGGATTGGAACACGAGCCGGAAGGAATCGGTGTCCAGCGGGGCCAGCAACTCCAGCTCGGCGTCGTCGACGCGGTAGTTGATCTGCAGGATCTGGCGGCAGAGGTCGTAGACCTCCTCCCACTCGGCACCCTGGGCCACCGTCAGCAGCTCCCAGACCCGGCCCGACATGTCCCAGACCGGCTCCCACTCCCGCCGCAGCCGCATCTCCACCCGGCCATTCCGCCGCACGAGCGTCTGCGGCAACGCCGGGCGCAGGCCCCCGCGGCGAATGATCGGCACCCGCCAGACGTGTTCCCCAAGCGTCACCTCGTGCCCTGGCAGGGCCCCCGGCCGCAGCAGGTCGGCAGGGGTGACCGGCTCGCCGTTGGCGACCCCCATCCAGAGCTGGTCGGTGAGGCGTGTCCACGCTTGGCTCTCGGGGTGGTGCCCGATCCGCGACGGCAGCCGACCCGTGGGAGGGATCGCCCCCAACAGCAGGCCGTTCATTCCGTCTGGCCCCCGCCCCACGATGTTGCGCAGGGCCAGCCGGTCCCGCAGCTCGGCCCGTCCGTCCAGGCAGTCGGCCAGGCGATCGCCCAGGCCCACATCCCGCAGCAGGTCGGCCGACAGATGGTCGGCGGTGAACCCGGGGAGGAAATACAGGGGACAGGCCATCAACTCGGTTCCGGAATGGGGGGGGCGGTTGTCTCGGGTGCCGGTGCCAGCTCGGGATCGGTTGGTCCCAGGATGCGTCCCGGCAGGGGATCGCAACCCGCCACCGCAACCGGATCGACTGTGTCAGGATCGTGGGTGTAGTGCGGCATTTCAAACTCACGTAATGGCGGAGGCAGTCGAGACAGTCAGCGGCAGCACCGAGTCGGTCCCGGCGATCGCGTGGATCCGCAGCGTGTCACTGACCAGGCTGGAGCGTTGGCCGGTGGTGTTCACCGGGTTGGCGACTCCGTTGAGCACGGTGAATTTGAGGTGCTCGGCAGTCGCGTTGGCGACCCGCGACGCCTTGTTGGCGTACTTCCGGCCGTAGAACACCAGCCCCGTGGTGCCGTTGAGGGTTGTTCCCCGCAGACCAATCGAGCTCCAGTTGACTTCCTGCAGGAACTGGATGGTCACGACGGGGGCCGACGACTCGATGCCGATAAACGTGTCGAACTCCTCCGACTCCCCCCCGGCTTGGATCATGTTGATCCCCGAATCCACCGTGATCGACTGCACGGCGGGCAACGTGGTCCCGTTGAGCGACACGGGCCCGGCCCCGAAAAAAGTCCCTGCCGACAGCGTCGAGGGGACCGCGACCGACCCCCCGTAGACGAACGGGTCGTTCGTCCCGTCAAACGCGGCCTGAATGCGGGCGGTGATCTCGGCCTGGCCGTTGTGCGGCAGCCGCAGACTGGTCCAGTACAGGCAGCTGGAGGCGATGTCGATTTTCTTGTGCGCGGTCGTCGCCCGGGCGGTGTTCCCTGTGACCGTGGCGGCCTTGAGGTACAGGCTGATCGTTCCCGCAGAAACTCCTGCCAACGTCACCGCCCCCAGCAGCACATCGAGCTGCGGGGTGGTGAATTCGACCATCGGTTTTTGGGCCTGATTGCCCGTGAACATCGGGCTCACGTGCCCCGCCGGACGCTCGGTGAAATTGCTGATCCCCGCGTCGATTGTGGCATTGCTCACCACGTCGATGTCGACGGTCGACGGCAGCCGGATTTTGTCGAGTTTGAACGGAGCGGTGATGGCCATGGTGTTCCTGTGCGGGTCCTGTCAGGAGAGGCGGTCGTTGAGTTCCAGGGCGTTCTGCAGCCGGTCCGCCGCAAACTGCCTGAGGTCGCGGGCATCCTCGGGATCCACGCGGGTGACTTCGTCGGGCTTGTTGGGCTGGCGGGTGATCACCTTCCGTTTGCCAGTCCGGGGATCGGTGTACGAGCCGAGTTTCGGGCGGTCGAAGTAGGACGGGGCAGTCATTCGCACCATCGCCCGTTTGCCGGTGCCGGTGATCTGCACCAGGTTGCGCAGGGCCCGCTGGCTCTGGCCAGTCAGCACGAGCAGCCGAAACCGTCCTTCCCCCGTGCCCGCGGTGGGCTTCACCTTTCGGAGGTAGAACTGGGTGCGGGGTGTGAGGCTGTATTTGCTCGCGTTCCGGGCGCCGAAGTGCCGGGGAAAAATCTCGCGGTGCCAGTGCTCGGCCGTGCGGCGGACCACCTCGCCGATCAATTTGGTGTAGGTCTGCTGCAGGCCGACCAAGCGCCGGCGGCCGGTGGTTTTTAGGTCGAGGATGATCACTCGTCACCCCACCGGATTTGCCAGACTGACTCGAAGTCCATGCCGACCGCCGGTTGATCCTCGACGGGGGGCGGACCGAATTGCAGCAGGTTGCACTCGACGATCGTCAAGAATTCGTCCTGCCCCGCCAGCTCCATCACGCTCTCGATGACCGCGGCGTGGGCGTCGAGGCCGTAGTGTTCGGCGGCCACGCCGTCCCCCTCGTACTCGGGGGGCGTGGCGGTGTTCAGGATCAGCAGCAGCGAGCCGTTGGGCCGCAGGTAGTTTTGCGCACCCCCGGCGACCAGCTTGTACTGCAGGTCTTGGGCGGCCTGAATCGAGGCCCACGGGGCAGGAACGTCCGCCGGGACCTGTCGCAGAAACACCCCGCTGGGAGCGTCCACCGGCCAATGCACGGCACACCCGGCGGTGAGCGACTGCCACTGGGCCGACGCGGCCACCATGCGCGACAGCAACGCCGCCGCGTTTCGCGGGGCGCTGAACTGTTCGGGCAGTTGGATGGGGGCGGGGAGGGAGGTCATCGGGGTCGCTGTTTGTCACCAGCCCGCACGAGTTCAACACGGCGGAACACCAGGGTCGAAAACCCCTCGGCATTGTGTCGCAGCTCGACGAACGGGTGACGGGTGTCAGGGGGATCCTCGGCCAGGCGGATCGCGTCCCCGGTCTGCGGGTCGGCGATCCCCGTGGCACTGTCGGAGGCACATTGCACCACCAGAGTCTGGCGGGTCTCGGTGCGGTACTGTTGAGGTTCGTCGCGTTCCATGCCGCGATCGACGACCGCCGTGACCGTGCGGGGTTTGCCCGGTTCGCTGCGGCGATAGTAGGTGATGTTTTCCGCAAATTCCGAAGAATTCAGGAAGACCGCGGTCACATCGGCGGTGAGTTCGTCACGGAACGACATGGAGACTCACACACAAAATCCGGCGGCGGTGCCCTGATGCGGGTGACACATCTGAGGAGTGGCGGACACCACCGCCGGATGCGGACAGAAACCTACGAGCCGTAGCTGTAGCGGGACTGCCAGCCAATCTGGGCAATCGTGATCGCCGGAACGCCGGTGCCCGACGCCTTCTGCAGCTGGACGAACGGCTGGACGTTCTGGCCGGCGGTGATCCCGGTCATCGAAAACGTCTGGGCCCCGACCGGCTGACCTGCGATGAAAAAGCGAATGTCGCCGAGGCCCTTGCCGAAATCAATCTCGAATTTCTTGTAGGTCGAGCCCAACGTCTGGCCGGTCGGCTTGTCGTCGTTGTCGGTGACTCCGTCGTCGGTTTCGATCACGACATCCTCGAGATCGACGTTGCCGGCAATCCGGAACCAGGCATTGACGGCAACACTGTCGAGCGTGTCATTCTGGGCCGACGCCACGCCCCAGGCAATCTGGGTGGTCGAATCGACTCCGGCCACCTTGCAGATGAACCAGACCCGCTGCAGCTGGGCCAGATCCAAAGGCAGGACGTCGTTCAAGTACATCGTCACAATCTCGGCTTCGCTGGTGCTGGCCAGCGTCAGGGCCATGGCCCCGCCGTCCTCGGTGACGCACAGATAGGTCGGGGCGCCCGACGCGCTGGTGTCTTTGACCGTCCAGCCATTAAAGCCGGGCGTGGTGGTCAACGCCTGCGCCCGGTCGAAGTGATCCACTCTTTCAATCGTTCCCGCAGCAACCGACATTTTCAAAACTCCGTGGAGTGTGCTGTTTGGAAAATCCCGGGGCGCTCAACACGCCCCGGGGAAATGGTCTCTGTCACGCAACTGTCACGCTCTCAGGGTGACGATCACGCCCCGTTGTTCTTGTACAACCCGCGGTAGTCGATCGCCTTGGCGGCAAAACATTGGTAGACCCGGAACGCGATGGCCAGGCGGTCAAACATCGTCTGCCGTTCGAACGCGGGGGTTTCCAGTCCCTGCAGGTAGGCGTACTCGACTGTGTCGACCGCCGTGTTGGAAGCGGCGAGGTACCAGGACGTGTCACTGCCACCCGTCGCAGCCGCCGACAACTCCACGTCGATGATCGGCGTGAGACCGTTCGACCAGATGTTCGTGACGTTGGCGTTCGCGCTGGCGGGGTCGGTGGTGCTGTTGAGCACCTGCAGCACGGTCCCGCGAATCGCCGGAGGAGCCAGCACGTACCGGGGTTCCACCGCCACAAACACCGACGAGTTGAGGCCCGTTTGTTTGGCCATCAGGTTGTAGGCGACGTTGAGCGCCGCCACGCTGAACACCGTCCCCGTTCCAGTCAGGTTGTTCCGCCCGGCGGCAAACAAGGCGGTTCCATCCGACAACGCGGCGTTGTCCTTCAGGACTTGGTAGACGATGCGGTTTTGTTTCCGGCGCATCGCCGCGCCCTGCTTGGCTGGGATGTCCGTCAGCGCCGCCAGCCGGTCATCGACCACGGTCTGCCACCCGATCGAAAACCGTTCGCCCCAGGTGGTCAGCGAATACGACTCGCGACCATCGACGAGTGCGGTCTCCTCGAAGGTGCCGTTCTCGGGGATCGCCTGCGGATCCGACAACTCACCGGCGATGACCTTGTGCACCGGCTTGAAGTCCTGCAGGCTTTCGCCCTGCTTGGCCCACGCGGTGAAACTGGTGGCCTGCTCGGTGTACGACCGCCGCAGCATGACATTTGCCGCATCGAACAGCAGATTGCTGAACTGGGCCCGGCCGTTGTACGCGGCCCCCTCCGCGCGGAGAAACCCAAAGTCCGCGGGCTCGGCCCCCATCACGAGCCGGGCCACGTCGGCATTCGCCAGCGTGTTGACGATGCGCGGATCAAAACCGGCGACAATCAACGACTGCCGGGCGAGATTCGGCAGACTCGCCAGATGGTGGTTCTGCCGACCAGGTCTCCAATCCACGAAGTCCTGCGCTCGCGGCGACCAGATCTGGTTGGGACGGTCCCCACCAAACGCCCGCTGCAGAATCGCATCGCGGGCCGCCGCTTGGAACCGGTCAACCTCCGCCTCACCCCCCTCAATCCGCAAACCTGCGGTGGGATTGGCGGCGACCGACCGCTGCTGGATCTGCGCGACGACTCCCTGGGTGGTCAGCGTGGCAGCCTGACCCGACAGCGACTGGATCACCTCCAGCTGGGCCGCCGCGTCGAGGTTGCTCACCCGCACCATGGCAATCGCGTCGGTCAACGGGACGGGCGCGGTGGCGCTCGGCTGGCTGGCGGGGGCCGCCACCGGGGCAACCACCGCCGCGACCTGCTGCGGGACGGCGGTCGAGCTGGTGGCGTAGGCCCGGACAGCGCCGATGGCCTCAACCTGGGCCTCAACCGACGCGGTGAGGTCGCAGTGGGCCAGGGCCAGCATCGTCTGCCGGGCGCTCTCGGCCTGATCGTGGGTGGCCCCGGCGCTGATCGCACCGGAGCGGATGAGGGCGGTCAGGATCGCGGGATCCATACGAAGACTCTCCAAAAAGGGAATTGCGGGGCGGGCGGGTGCCCCAGATGCGGTTGGCGAGACCCCACCCGGGGTGCCTGATCCGCCCAACAGTTCGGCCAGCACCTGATCCAGGGTGGCGATGCGGTCAATCATGCCGGCGGCGAGTGCCTCGCCGGCTGAGAGTGTGCGGCCTTGTCCGAAGTTCGCAGCGATGGCGGTCACGGGAAGGTTTCGCCCCGTCGCCAGCGCTTGCAGGAAAGTCTGGTGAAGTTCCGCGAGCCGGGCCTGCAGCCGGGCCGCGGCCTCAGCGGACAGCGGTTCGACGGAATTGAGTTCGGCCTTGTAGGCCACTGACCGGAAAACGGTGGTCTTGATCCCGTTTTGGGTGTCCGCCTGGCTGGTTTCTTGGTGGATCGCAAGCACGCCGACCGAGCCGACTTCCGCCGAGGGACTCGCGACGATTTCGGTGGCCGACGCGGCGATCCAGTACGCGGCCGACGCGGCCAGGTGGTTGGCCACGGCGATGACTCGCTTCGAGCCCCGCGCCTCGAGGATCTGGGCCGCCAGCTCGGGAATTCCCGCCACCGCACCGCCGGGGCTGTTGAGGTCCAGGACGATGGTGCCGACGTCGGGGTTGGCCACCGCCTCGCGGAAGGCCGTCGCGATTGCTTCCGAGGAAACAAACCCGCCCCCGCTGGCGTTCGCCGCGTCGATGCGGCGGGGAACAATCGTCCCCAGAATCGACAGCACCGCCACCGAGCCCCCCGCGGCGGTCGACTGCTGGGCCTGCGCGGAACGTGCCGGAAGCACCGCCAGTATCTCGGACGGCAAGACCGCGCGGTCCCGCAGCCCGTCCAGCCGCGCGGCAATCTCGTCGCCGGTGAACTCCAGCCCCGCCCGGCGCAGCGAGAGCACCTCACAAATCGCGTCGAGTCGGTCGGGGTCAATCGCCCACAGATTGCCCACCGCCTGGGCGACCAGGCGGCGCATCGCGTGGCGTCGTTCAGCAGGCATCAGTCCTCTCCTGGGGCGTCGTCGGGGGGATCAATCCCCGGCTGCCCGGCCGGGTCGTCGTTGGGGTTCGCGTCGTCGTCCTGCATGGCGATTCCTGCCATGTCGGCCGGGTCCCCGGCGGGGCCAAACAGCTCGAGTTCCAGGTCTCGCTGCCGCAGCACTTCCTCCCAGTCGGCACCCCGCGCGGCAATGATCTCCTCGCGCGTGATCGTTCCGTCCTGCAGCATGATCCGGTTGGCCTGGGCATCGTCCAGCGGGTTGACCGACGGCCACCCGGGGAACCTCCACCGCACATCCAGGAATTGATCCGGGTCCGCCAGGTACTGCTGGGCCGAGGGGAATCCCGGCCGACCGACCACGACCGCGCCCCGCACCCACAGTTCCCAGACCCGGTTCAGGATCTGGGTCACCATCCATTCCTGCAGGAATCGATAGGTCTGCCGGTCGCGGTTGGCAGCAGCTCTCGCGCTGCTGAAATTGACCCGGCTGTAATCGCGCGAGAGTTCGATCGCCGACAGGTCGACCCCCTGGGCGATCGATTGTTCAATCAACTGGATCCACGGCACGCTGTCCCCCTGCGGAACATTCGGGCCAATGGCTTGGATCTTGTCGCCCGGGCGGCCGTAGTAGACCGACCCCGGCGACAGCCGTTCCAGGCGGTTGCCGTCGGAATCGACCACAGCTGCCCCGTCGTCTTCCGCGAGAGTCGACACGATGTCGGGGGCATCCTCGCCGGAATTGACCATGTAGGCCCACTGGGCCTTCATGGAACTGGCGATCAACTCGGAGTCGAGGTACGACCCGAGGCGCTGGGTGGACAGCACAATCGGAGCCAGCAGGCTGATCCCGCGAACCTGGCCCCGCAGGGTCAACAGCGTGACGTACCGAGCCCGTCGGGCATCGATCCGGATGGGCGTCCCCTCCTCGCCGCCGACGTCGTTGACTTGCTGGGGCTTGATCCAGTACGCGACGTGCCGTTTTGTCCGGCGGTCAAGTTCCACACCCCGGACAATCGGGTTACCTGTTTTGGGAGCCACCCACGCCCCGCTGGTCCAAGTGTCCTGCTCGTCGGCGATCCGTTCCTCGGGGACGATCTCGATGGCCAGCGGATGTCGGCGGCCGTCGCCCAGCGACTCCTCGTTGAAAACGACTAGGCAACCGCCGCCGACAATCACCTCGCGGAGGATCTGGACCTGCAGCCCGTACAGGGTTTCCCGCTGGGCCAGATCGCAGTGGAAATCACTGCCCGGGACCACCCCGGCCCAGTGCTCCCATTCGTCCTCCCAGTCGCTGCGGAGCTGCGCGTCGTCGATCTGGGGCTTGGGGGTGATGCCATTGGCGACCACGTTCCGGAGGAACGCATTGATCGCCGAGACCGCCTTGGGGTTGTTGCGTTCCAGGTCGCGCACCCGCTCGCGAATCGTGCGGGCGTTGAGTTGGTGCAGGCGGTTGGGTCCAATTGTCCCCGGGTGCCAGTCCCCCGTCAGGCGACTTTGTCCGGCGGCATCGTAGCCCCCGCCGAACCAGCCTGGCTCCTCCCATGGCGTCGACGCGGTGGCGGCGACCTGCGCAGCCCGATCCGCCAAACGGTGTCGGCGTTCGAGGGCTCGCAGGAATCGGCGCGTCTGCGCCTCAGTGTCAGGACCGGGCATTGTGGGATCAGCGGGCGGGAATCACGCGGACAGTGACGGTCTGGCGAACGGTCTGGCCGGGAGCCAGGCGGACGACCCGGGGGGCCTGGGCGGACGCCGGGCAGTTGGTGCAGGCCGGGGCCTGCTGCACGGGGACCAACACCTGCTGGCACTGTCCATTCCGGCAGACGGTGGTTTGCCGATAAACCACACCCGCGTGGGCAGGAATGACTGCGACGCACAACGCCACCACCAACGCCAAAGCAAACAGGGGGAAACGCATCAACAAGCTCCTGGGAGGATCATTTCCGGACAATGTGGCCGAGCCGCACCCGCCCGCCCCGCTGTTGCAGTGCAACCTCGCGATTGAGCACCGAGCGCAGCCGCTGCAGGGCGTCCAGAGTCGTCGCAAACTCGGCCCGCCGGACCCGGCGCCCGTCGGGGAGCTGGTATTCCTGGCAGTTCGTGTTGGCGAGCGACTCCAGCAGGCCCGCAATTGCGGCGTTCGTCGAGTCGAGCAGTTGGGAGGGGGTGGCCATGCAGGATCCATACTGTACGGATGGCGGAAAAAAGCCCATCGCGGCCTACCAAACGCCAGTCAATCACGGAATTCCGGGAAAAATCTGGATCCACGGAACTGGTGACCGGCAAGGACTTCCGTGGAATCACGGGGCGACACACGGACAAAACGCGGGGAATTTCCGTGTTTGTGCCTTGTCAAACAGACGATATCGCTTATTATTCAACCATGTCAGACGCACAACGCGGATGACGCCAACCCGAGGAGATGAGTGATGGACAAGTACACGACGAACGCGGTTTTCACCCCTGCCGATAACAAGCCCGTGGTTGTCCAGATCCAAGGGCCTGAATGCGTGGGACAGGCGGGACGGAATGACGACTACGTTTACCGCTACTTCGTGTGGATGGAGAACGAGGACGGAAACGAAGTGGGCCGGATTTACGAGTGCAGCAGCTACGGGGCCGCCCAGTCGCTCGGCAACAAGATTGCCGCTGACCGAGGGCTGGAAATCAATGACGAGTCGCAGCCGATGACTCGACGCGGGTACTATTAACACAACCCCCACACGCCCCCGGGACTGGCTCGGGGGCCAATTATCCGGCAATAATGAACACCTCCAGTCTATTCGATTCTTCCACGGAAGGCCCGTTTCGGAGTCCAAAAAATCCCCGGTTTTTTGTGGTTTCCGCCTTGTCAAACGATCGATACCGATCGTATAGTTAGAGCATGTCAGACGCACAACGCGAACGACGCCAACCCCGCGAGATGATGACATGAGCCGATTGATTGCCAGCCGCACGCTGACCGGAACACCCCGCTTTATTGGAAAGCCGATGACCTACACGGTTGAGGTCTTTGACAACCCGCACGAAAAGAATCCCGGATGCCGTTTTTCTGTGCATATCAATGGGGTTGCCCGTCGCTGGGTTGCGTCCGAAAGAAGTGCAATTATCCAAATGAATCGTGCTGCAATTGAGCCGTGGGGCTGTCAGCTCTGCTTCTATCGGTAACCACCCCCACCACCCGCCCCCGGCACACCGCCGGGGGCTTCCTCAAGCTGATGGAGATGATGACAGATGGATTCCACGTACGAGATTGGCGGACTCACCATCAAGATGACACCTGCAGCGGCTGCACGCTGGAATGCAGGCATGGCGACCCTAAATGATCTGCGCAGTTCGCGGGTGCATTTGCCCAGCGAGGACCGAGAAATCACCCTTCGGCGTGCGGTGTCGGACAGACTGCAACCGGAAGTTGCCAATCAGATGTTTGGAATGCCTGCAAACGCGATTGAGTAGTTGCCTACCGCCCCCGGCACATCGCCGGGGGCTTCCTCTAGCTGATGGAGATGATGACAGATGTCGACGACCAAAACGATTGCTGCTTTCAAAAGCGGCCGAAGTTCATGCGTCCCCGGCGTGAAATACGATGCCCGCCGATTGCGTCTGTATTACTGGATTGACGCGTCGAACAATCCCGTGGATGTGTCGGCCAATCGTCATTTTCTGCAGTATTTTACGAAAGACGGCGTCTTCATGGGTCCAGACGGAGATGGTATCCAACCTGTGTTTCGTAATGACCACCTAGAGGTACAGAACGCTACGTGGGGCTGGTTGTTCGATTTCCGCGACGACGACTACATCGGTCGGCCCGCTACCAGAGAGGAGCGCGAGGCGAGCTTGCTGGCTGGTCCTCGTGGTCCGATTCGTGTTGACGGACGATTAGCGTACGTTCGGGACTATCACTAGTTCCCACCCCCACACGCCCCCGGGATTGGCTCGGGGGCCAACCATCCGGCCATTCCGGATAGTTCACCAAACCACAAGGATTGAATGCCCGTGAAAATTGGATTTCAGGAGGTCGTCGACAGCGAACATGGGCCTGTCACGCTCCCATGGAGACTGCGACTCCTTGTCGATGTCGAATTGGACGTGGAGCTTGCAGGAAAAGACGTGCTTTTGAAGTGTTGGCAACCGGACGACCCCAGGGGGGTGCCGCAGGAATTTGATGAGCTTTCTGCCAAAAAGGCTGAAATCAAGACGTGGCATCCAACGATCAGCCATGAACAAGTTGCACAGTTTTTGCGAACAGCTCAGCAAAAACTCGACTTGCTGATTTCTTCCGGGCCAATTTGTTCTTGTGCCGACTGCACACCCTGCCGCAATGCCCACTCGCGTCGCACTACCTCGAAATAGTCACCCCGACCACCACACCATGCCCAAACGCCCAACCAAACCGACTCCCCCCTACACCTCGGCGGAGGTCGCCACGATGCTCGAACTGTCCGCCCCATCGATCCGCCGCCTGGCCAAGTCCCTGCAGGTCGGCACCCGCAAGGGCCACGACTGGTTTTTCACGGACGCTGACGTAGCGACCCTGCGGACACGCCCCGGGTGGGGTGGCTCTCGGCGGAAGGTGGCCACCCCATGAAAGCCCTCACGATTAGAGAACCGTGGGCCAGCCTGATCGCTGACGGCGGCAAACTGATCGAGAACCGCAGCTGGTTCACGCGGTACCGGGGGCCCCTGGCGATCCACGCGGGATGCGGGTGGGAACGTCGCGCGGGGGAATTGATGTCGGTCGCTCTGGGGGCCACCGTCCCGCAGCCAATCCGCCACCACCACACCGCCGGGCGCGTGCTGGCCATCGTCGAGTTGGTCGACTGTGTGCCGCTCGACGAGCTGGCTGACCGCTACCCGATGCACGCGGCGACTAACCGACAGCATCTGTTCGGTCCGTGGTGCTGGGTGCTCGACCAGGTGCAGCCGGTCGACACACGCTATTCAGTCCCGGGCCGCCTCGGGCTCTGGGATTGGTCTCCGACACAGGCCCCGGTCCCCATGGGCTGTCCCTCGACAGTGGTCGACCTGGCTCGCCTGCAGTCCGGTTTTCGCGCGTTCGCGTCGCCAGGTTGAACTCCTCGGCAAGCACGTCGCGCGGGTCTTCGCGGTGCAGGCCCAGACTGCGAGTGAGCTGGGCCACCTGTTCCGCGGGCGTCATGCCGCCGGAGTGACGTCAAGTTCCGCGCGGTCCGCCTCGCTGGCAAGGTTGCGCAGTTGCGTGGCGATTTTGCGGACGCTGTTGACGTCCAGGACGACCACCTGGCGCGTGCCCACCGTCGAGCAATTGCGGGCCTCCTTTTCCAACGTTTCGGCCAATTCCTCGGCCCACTCGCTGGCCCGGCTGTATTTGGCGCCGGTCTGCTTCCAGGTCTTGCCGCAGTCGTCACACACGCAATGCCGGACGCGTCCGGCCGTCTTGTAAACCCGGGTCCGGCCGTGCTCGGGATTGACCGGACACACCGCCCGCCGCATTCGCCCGTTGAGCCCGGTGGCGCTGTCGGTCGCCTCGGTGGCTGCTTCCTGCACGGGCTGCTCTGGCAACAATTCACGTTGTTTGGCCATGTCACAACTCCACGATCCGGAGGTTTCCAGCCCCGGTCGTCGGGTCCGATTGTAGCACGGGCCGGGCTTTCAGGGCAGCACCCTGGGTGAGCAACTTGAGCGCGGCAAACGCGTACCGACAGGCGTCTCGAAAATCGTTCGGGACATGCGGGTCGAGCCGTTCCCACCGCTCGCGATAGTTGCCGTCCGGCCCCACCGTCCCCACGGGTCCATCGTTGAGCAGCTGCTCGAGGAAATCTTGGTGCTGGGCCAGCGACCCCGCGTACAGACTGCACCCGGTCTGCTGGGTGTCGTGCGCCGCGATCGCCGAGTCCATCCAGTCCTGGGTCGAGTTGGTGTCGACCAGGACGATCCGCTGGCCCGGGCTGCTGGTGTTCTCTCCCAACTGCCGGCGCTGCACGTAGGTTCCCAGCGACGTCGTTGAGCCCCTCGCCGCGTAGATCCGCCGCCGCCGCCGGGGCGACCGACAATACTTGTACACCAACGACGTGCGATACCCGCTGTCCATCAACGCCAACCGCACCTTGACCGACCCCACCGTCTCCAGGGGAATCACCCGGTCGAGTACCGCGGCATCGACCTGGGCCAGCTCCCGGCAGGTGCCGTAGCTCAGCACGTGGGCCCGCTCGGTGTGGTCCCAGGCGATCACCACGTACACGTAGTGCTCGAGCTGCTTGTCGATTCCGGCTGTCACGAGCACAGTCCGCTGCGGTGCGGTCCCCTCGGGAAATTTGGAGTCGATCCACCGCTGCCCCACCTTCTCCCAGGTCTCCCGCCGTTCCGACGCCTCCCAAGTCTGCGCCTTCCACTGGTTGACGAACGCCCGCAGGCTCTGCGGCCGCGCCTTGACCGCCAGAAACTTTCGCGCGAAGTCACCCCACCCGGGAATCGCCTGCGCGTACCAGCTCGGCAGGTGGTAGCTGGCGATCTCGCTGGCCCGGGCCGGTGTGCCGGTCACCCACGGGGCCTCGGGCCATCCGCGCCACTCGGGCCGGGTTTCGGCAACCGACAGCTCGAGGGCGGCCGCGTCGTCGACCTGGCACCCCTCGGGCACCCACACCCCCCGCCGCAGCATCCAGGGCCGGTCTTCACTCGGCAGGCTGGCGTGGCAGTGCTCGCACACGTAGACGGCGGTGGCCGCAGCGACCTCGGGATCGCTCCGCCCGTCGGGTCCCGTCTGCCATTTGATTCCGTGGCGACCTTTCTCGTCGCCCAGGATCAGCACCTGATAGCGCTGGCAGGCCCGGCAGGGCACGAACAACTGGCAGTTGCTCCCCTGCAACCGCAGCCGCTCGACTCGGGACCGGTGTTTGACCGAGGGAGTTCCCTCGACCACTACCTTCCGCGACGGGAGGAAGTCGTTGAACCGGTCGAAAAACAAATCGAGGGGGTCCCCTTCCGTGCTGGTTCCCACCTGTTCCCATTTGTCGACCTCGTTGGCGTGTCCGACTCTGCAGTTTTTGTCCGCGAGACTCGACGGGCTGCGCGACCAGGCGACGTAGCACCGGGCGGACTCGAATTCGATCAGATCCCGCTTCTGCAGGTGCTCGGGATGCACCAACAGATCCGAGAGTGGTCCTTTCCGGAGCATTTCGTAGAGCCGGGCGGTCACATCGATCGACAATTTCTCCCGCGAGCTGGCCAGCATCATCGGACTGGGCGACTGGTGAGCCGCATTGAGCAGGCAACACGACCCGAAGAACGTTTTGCCGAGTCGAACACCCCACTGAAGAACGATCACCCGCACCCGATGATCGTCCCACGCATCCCCCGGGCCGCCCAAAGCTCCGATTTGTGGATAGAACAGACCGTCATAGGGCTTTCCCGTGTCAGTCACCACGTATTTTGCGGCCCAATCCACGAATTTCAGCGGTTTTCGGGGTTCAAACTCCCCCCAGCAGTCGGCGAAATCGACGGTGCAACCCAATCCTGCAGTGTTCATCCCGCGTCCTCCGGGTCGGCGGCATCGTTCTCCGCTCCTGAAACGTCCCTTTCGAATCGCCAGTTGGCCAGCTGCGACAGGAAGATGCGGACCCGCTCGACGCAATCTCGCCGGAAATCAGTCCGCACCTCACTCGGGACCAACGGGGCCAGCGCGTCGGGCAACTGCTCAATCTGGGCTTTCAGTCGGCTGAACATCCCGCGGATGGAGGCTTTGGCCGCCGCTCGGGTCACCAGTTCCCCCGCCTCCTGCTGCAGTTTGAGGCTGGCCCGGGCGTTGGCCAGGCGAAGCGACTCCTCCTCCAGCGACTGCTTGGCGGTGGTGTCAGCCCCACGGTTGCCGCGAGCCATCCGCCATCGGGCGATGGCCTGCACGTCGTAGGCTCCCTCCTGGCCGGGGCACCCCGTCGGACCGACACGCCACTGCTTGACGGTTTGGAGCTCCAACCCAAACCACTCGGCGACCTCCCCCAAGGTCCGCACCACGGTCCCGCCATTGCCTCCCCCAGAGTCAATCAGCCGTTGGAGTTGCAGCAGCTGGTCCGGGGAGGCCTGTTGCAACCAGTCGGCCAAGGAGATTGGCGCGGATGGCATCGACGCCTTCGGCCGAGACCTCGAGCCGGATGGCCGGTTGCGGCGGCGCGGGCTTCGCGGTGCGACCGATTCGGAGGTTTTGCTCATTCATCTGCACCAACGCCAAGGCGGCGGCGATCCGGTCCTTGGGGGCCTGCAGTTTGTCGGCCGCCATCTGGGCCAGCACCGCCGGCAGGATCCGCCGCGCGTTGGGGCCGATCTCCCAGGGGCCCGCCTCGGTCGGTGGTGGGGATGTGGTCGCCTCATCCATGTCTGACCCTGTAGGTGAAGGGATCTAATCGTCCCCCATTCCCCAACCGTTCTACCCGGCTTGATGTGCCGGCGCGTTGCCACCACTTGTGGAAGGTCGCGAACGAAACCCCAAGAATCTGGCAATACCGTTCCGCTGTGCGGTTGGGAAACTGATCAATCACGCCCGTGAAATCCACATCGCGCACGCGTTGCCCGACCCCTGGGGAAACCTCGGGCCCGACGTAGGCAAAGCTGGCACTGAGCCGACCGAACGACTCGGTTTTCCGGAACTTTCCTTTTTGCTTCGGGCACGACAGGGCAGAGATCGACCCACACAGCCGCCAGCTCTTCGAACGGGTCCGGTGGTGGATCATGGCGGGATGTCCGGACCGGCTGTAGAAGGTGAATCCCAGGCCGGTGTAGATCGCAGCGATGGCCTCGCTCACCGCACTGCCGAGCCCCACCCCCTGAAAATCCGGCAGGCAGACGATGCGGTGTTCACGCCGGCAATCCTCGTTCTGGCCACGATGGTTGATCACCGCCGCGAACACCGCCGGGCGCTGCTCGACGGTGGCCAGCCAGCATTCCGCGGCGTGGCTGAGATCGGCACTTAGATAGTGATGGTGTGCGAACATTCGCCAAGCCGCTGCAGAGCACCGGTAGATTTCGACCTGAATGGCGGGTCGTCGCTGAAGAGACCTCCATCGGAACTCGCCGGTGTGAGGCTCGTAGGTCCAGTCCGGCTGCAGCCATTCGATGATGTCATCGTGACAGGCGACGGCCACAAATTTTTTTGTGGGTAACCCCCGCACCGTCTTGGCGACGGCGGCCGAGCCGATGCGGGCGACGGTGCGATCGACCACCGACGTAAACTCGTCAATGACCACCAGGTCTTGCGGGTCCGCCAAGGCCCGGGCCACCGTGGTGCGAAACTGCTCGCCATTCGACAAACACTGGAACGGCCGCAGCCAAGCCGGAGGGCTCGAAAACCCGACGCTGGAGAGCAGCCCGGTGATTTGTTTGATCGACATGTTCTCCGGGAATCCGTCGACCACCGCCGCAGTCGGCGACCACTCGTAACCGCCGACCAGGTGGGGGCCAAACAACTCCCTGGCAATGGTGGATTTGCCGCATCCCGAGGGGCCATGGATCAGCCCAATCCGCCACGGTTTTTCAAAGGTTGGCAGCGAGACCTGCCAGCTGACCCGGGACTGTTTGGTGGGGGCCAGGTCAAACATTCCCTCGAGTTGTTTGACGCGGGCCGATCGCTCGACCCGCACCTGATTTACGACACGACGGCGCGACACTCCACCCCCCTGTTCTCCAGCTCCTCCAGCAGGATTCGCTGGTGCGTTTCGTCGGTGCAGGTGATCAGAATCTGAAACCGTTCTGGCACCTCCCCGACGTTCCCCTCTGGCTCCTCCAGCTCGTCATCCGCGACGATCAAATCCAGCTCCTCCGCCAGCTCAGAAAACATCGACTGCAGGGCCTCGTCGCCCACTGCCACCTCCCGCAACTGGCGTTCAAGGGCCGCTTTGTCCCAACCCGACATGTCTGTCAACCGGTTGTCGGCGATCGCATACGCCGTGCCGGTGGCGTTGTCCCATTGGACCACCACAGCCGCCATCTGAGCCCACCGGTGGTCCCCCTCCGCGTACAGTCGACGGGCAGCCTCCAGCCGCCCATGCCCGGCCCGCAACAGGTTGGTCCCCGCCTGCACCACCAACGGGATGGTTTGCCCAAACTGCCGCAGGCTCCCCATCAGCGCGGTCAACTGGTGGTCGTCATGCAGCCGGGCGTTGGACTGGTCTGGCACCATCTCGGCAATGGGCATCGCAAGCACCCTGAGGCCCTCCGCAATGTGCGAGAGATCCGGCGGTCCCGGTGGCTCGGACGCGGCAGCCGCGTTCCTCGTGCGTTTCCCTGCGGTTTTGGCTGCTGTTTTGGCCATGGTAGTAGTATGCGACCTCAAAAAACCTTGGAAAGCGAAAAAGGCGCGAGCCGTGCGACC